AGACATGAGTAAATATAAAAATGTTTCTCTAACAAAAGAAACATACGCTACTTTAGATAAGTTATCAAAGGTATTATTGCCCGATGCTAAATTATCTATAGCAAAGACGATTGAATCAATAGCAAATGAGAAAGCGAAAAAGTTAAATGGCAAAATTAAAAAAAGCTAAAGTAACAATAACAATATGTCCTACCTGCAAAGGTAATGGATATCTAAAAGTTGCAACAGAGGGAAAAGATACTGTTCACCAGTGTTGGGACTGTGATTCGGAGGGTGAGTTCTATGAGACGACTGATATGGGTTGGATTGATGATGGTACTTCTGACAGCTTGCACTAAAGATTTAAGATTTGATGGGTTTGACCCAACAACATCAATAGTGAAGTGGGTGTTTACAGGAGATAAAAAATGATAGGTTTGTTTTTTTTAGGTATGGTAGTTACAATTATTGTAATGGCTGTACTGATACATGTGAGGAAATATGATTCCTGATACTGACAAAGCGTACATTGCAGGGCTCTTTGATGGTGAAGGCAGTGTGCTCTTTACAAGAAAGAATGAAAAGAAAAAGAAACACAATGGTAAAGGATATCGAATTAGTAATTCTATGCGTATCAACATGGAGATAACTATGACAGATAAGTCTGTTATCTTTTGGGTCCATGACATTTTAGGTTGTGGAACTGTTACACGTAAACCAAGAAAAGGACTTAGAAAAGATGGTACAAAATACTTGATGCAGTGGCGATGGCGTTGTACATTTAGAGATGCGTACTATGTGTGTTGTTTGATTTGGCCTTGGGCTCATACTAAGTTACCAAAGATTACAAAAATTATAGAACACTATACACATCAAGCTTTAGATAATAATATCATTAGTTTAGAAGAATACAGAGAGGTAAAAAGAAATGTCCAAAAAAACTAAAAAAGAAAACCCACAGATAGAAGTTAGAACTTTTAACTGGGGTCCTTGTGTTATAAAACTTAAGATACAAGATGATTTTAAAAAAGTATTACTTGATGAGATTAAAAAATCTGCTGAAAGTTATAATCATAAACTTGCAGGTCAGATAGAAAAAGAAATAGGTTATACTGAAGAGTCTAGGACTAAACTTATACCATACTTAGCACCGTATCTTGGTATTTATGACCAAATGTTTCAAAAGTATCAAGGTAAGATGTATGATTCAAAACCAGAGTACGCATTGACTGCTTTGTGGTGTAATTTTCAACGTCAATATGAGTTTAACCCACCACATGATCATGATGGTAAGTTATCGTTTGTAATATATTTGTCAGTTCCAGAACCATTACAAAAAGAAAACGCTAAGTACACTGGTAAGTCTTGTGGACCAGGGGGTATTCAGTTTATGTACGGCGAAGGAATTAGAGATTGTATAACGTATATGTCATACTTTCCAAAAGACGGGGAGATGTTTATCTTTCCTGCGTGGTTAAAACATTGGGTTAGTCCATATAACTCTGATTGTGTTAGAGTATCAGTTAGTGGTAATGTCCATGACTCAGCACCACTTAATCAGATTAAGAAAGGAGCATTGGTAAAAGAATAATGTTTGATAAGTATATATACCAAGGTTTACATTTTATCATGAAGTATGCCGGTCAGTTAAATGCTTGGGCATGGCGTGAACATGTAAAAATATTAAAAAGTAAACAAGACAAGGAGCATGAAAAATTAATCAGGGACCAAGAAAACAGAGAATACTTAGAGGAGTTAAAAAGAAAATTATGACTAAGAAAGAAAAATGGGACGGTCGATCAAGACCCACGACTAAAAAATATAAAGAAGGTTACGATAGAATCTTCGGTAAAAAAATAAAAAAAGATGAGGAGTTAGAAGGATATTATATTACTGATAAGGGTATAGAAGTTCTAACTAAAAAGAAATCATGATGGATGATAAGGACATAGAAGAGTATCATAACATTGGTCGAAAGATTAAGAAGAGTGAGAAGTATACCTATGTGGATGCCTCACGGATCGAGGATCATGGAACACGGCTCTATGATGTAAATGGTTCTAGACTTCCTTCAGTTACTACTGTATTAGGGCGTACCAAAAATCAACAATTCTTAAAAGAATGGAAGGCCAAAGTCGGTGAAGCAGAAGCAGAACGAATCAAAAATATATCTAGTAGTAGGGGGACAGCTATGCACAAGTTCCTGGAACATTATATACTCGGAACTGGCTACGATGATCTTACAGAACTCGGACAGAAGGCGAAAACCATGGCCGAAAAAATTATTGATGTGGGTCTCACACCGGTTGATGAATGGTATGGTTCGGAAGTTACGTTATATTATCCAGGCCTATACGCAGGTTCAACAGACCTTGTCTGTTTACACAACGGTCATGAAACTGTTGTTGACTTCAAGCAGTCTAACCGTCCGAAGAAGAAAGAATGGATCGAAGATTATTATTTGCAAATCGCAGCGTACGCCATGGCCCATGACTACGTCCACAACTCCAAAATTGAACAAGGAGTTATCATGGTATGCACGCCTGACCTATATTATCAAGAATTTGTCGTAACTGGGGCAGAATTAAGGCGCTATAAACATGAGTTTTTAAAAAGATTAGACATGTATTATGACCTAGTACATGACGAAAAAGAAAAAGCAAAAGTAAATATTACAAAGGAGGATTTTACTAATGAATGATATGTTATTTACAACGCTTCTAAAAAGATATGAATCAATTATTGAGGACGCAAGATATAAAATACAATCTTTTAATGAAAACAATATTATAATACCTGAGCACATAGATATTACAGGTGAGGTTGACAAACTATTACAAATTATTGCAGAAGCTGAAGACAAAGTGGCCGTAATGAGGAAATATTATGGCAAAAATAAGGCAGACAAACAAATTCTCTAGGGTTCGCAAATTGATTCTAGGGTTCGGGATTGCCCTTTTACCCTTCGCAGCGCGAGGGGTAAATTTTACAAAAAAGGCTATAGTTTAGAATGATTCTAAAAAAGACGTGTTTTTTCAAGGTAACCCCGAGGGGTAAATGAAAATCCCGAGGGGTCCCCGAGGGGTAGCGCGAAGGCTAGAAGTGTTGATTTATAACGATCCCGAAACCTGCGAGGGGTAAATCTGGAAAAAAAGTTTTTTTCTGAAGTTGGGTACAAAATTATTTGTAGGTATCGGGGGTATTGAATTGTGTTCAAAATATGGCAACTAGACTGATTTGAACTATTGTACTATAAGGTTGTATGCCTAAGAAAAGAAGAAAAGCTATCATCACTGAAACGACTCCGGATATACCTTTTCAAAAGGTTAGAGTGGAGTGGATCGATTGTGTTAGTGACTCTGGCTGGGCTACGGACAAAGAGTTTGATAAGATGAAACTTGCAAGACCTGTTAATGAAGGTTGGTTATATTCTAAAGATGATAAGTCTATAAAATTATTTGCGTCTTACGATAAAGATGAAGATGGTATTACGTTTGGGGATCGGACGATGATTCCTCGTCAGTGGGTGAAGAAGATTCAGAAGTTATAGATGCAGGAGTTACATTTATTAACTGTCCGTAATCGTCTATTATCTGTTTCATTTTTGCTTCTAACTCTTGTTCTGATAGGTCCTCTAACTTTCCTGTTTTTATTATCTTTCTATCTATGTATAGTCCTGCTGCTTTTCCTCTGTTTGCTTCCGCATTCACTGCTGAAGAGAATGATCCTTTCTTTAAAGCGGCCTCTCTGAGTCTAGCAAGTTCTGCTACGTGTCCCTCGTAAGTGACTTCATGTTTTCTAAGTCTTTCTTCTTTTAGTTGACCAATATATTTTACAACAAGTGGAGATAGTTTAGGATTGCAAAGTTCTGATCCTTCTTGTCTTGCTCTCTTTGAGCTGTACCCAGCAGCTATAGCTGCTTCTCCTTGAGTCATAGGTCCTTCAGGTCCACCGAATACTAAAAACTCGGCGAATCTTTGTTGCATTTCTGTAAGTCTCTTTGGTAATCCCATAGTTGACAATTTAAGGTAACTATCCTATAAAGTCAATAGATGAAAGATGACAGAGGAGAACTAGATTTGACTAAACAAATAGATGAATTGCATGCAACGATTGCAGGCTTTCAACATTTAGTTAGTGTACAAAAATTAGAAATATCACATTTAAAAAAAATACAATCTGAAAACGAAAGTAATAAAAATCTCTTGCAAGGTTATAGAAAAGTGATAGTAGATTTATCCAACAAGTTGAGACGACAAGATTCATGAGAGTACAAGACTTGCAACTATACCTAAGTCAATTTACAAAAGGTTCCGACGCAGTAAAAAACGCAGTTATCTATGTAGAGATAAAAGGAAAGTTACATGCTATCCGACGTATGGAAGTGCATGAAAATGCAGTTCCAATTATAGGACAGCCAGGTCATAGTGCACACAGATTGGTTATGAAAACTGAAAAACCTTCGAAGCTTATCTTGCCAGAAAAACTTCAGAAGGATTATTAAATGAATGACGATGTTACCCCCAAAAATGTATGGGACCAGAGCGTAAATTATATCAAAAAGTTAAGAAAAGTTTTAGTGATTTTTCGCTTATTCGACTTGAAAATAATAGCTTACATGGGACTCCTGATTTACTGGTCAGCAATGCTAGGGGCCACTTTTTTACAATAGAATTAAAAGTCACGAAGAGTAACAAGGTGACGTTCTCTCCACATCAAATTAGCTTTCATGTGAAGCATCCGAACAATACATTTATCTTGGTAGAGGCCCTCGGTCCGAGTACCGTGAAACTTTTTCCAGGCTCCTCAATCCTGGAGCTTGAAGCTTGCGGCTTGAAGCTTGAGCCTTTGTGCTTGGGGCTTGAAGCTTGTCGCTTGACGCTTAGTGAGCTTGGTGCTTGAGGCTTGGTGCTTGAAGCTTGGCGCTTGAGGCCCGGACCAGGATGCACGCTGCACTCGCACCGTCGCGCTCGCTCCGCTAATGACCTGATCCGAATTTATTCCACGCGGGAATTTTATTAGGGGGCGTATAGATTGCGGTCTTACCCGTTCACCCTTCAGGCCCCCCATCTTAATGTTTACCATAAGAAACTGTTTTAATTTTTGGATCCCAACATTGTCTGCAGTCTCTGCACTCATTGTTTTGTTTAGGGGCCGGGCAGCTGGCGTTGCTGTTAACAACCTCCGAAGAGTTAGGCCACGAAGCAGGCGCCCGCTGGTCAACCATGGGCGCACTAAATCGTATGACTAAATTGTTTGGCTTGTCCTGAAGATGGTCCTTAATCCAAGCTTCTCGAGTTGGCATCCAATGCTTTTTTGTAGGTGTGAGCTGGCACACCTCATAAATTTTTTGTAAGTGATCTAGATCTTGAACATCGCCTGAATCGTGCCATCTAAATACATCGGGCTTCTTGCTGTTGATCAGATGAGCCATTGCTTCAACCCATTGCGGTGAGCTTATAGCCGCCAGCCTCCTGTACTGTGCATCCTGAACAACCTTAAACACGTAGCAGCCCTTCAGTGCGTAACAGTCATAACAGACGCTGCCCGGGACCTTCTGTAGCTTGCCGCCAGTCTTGCATTCTTTGGCAGGTAAACCTATTGACCAGCCCGGCATCTTTGATGGCTTGCTCAGGGAGCCGCCTATAATTTTTAATGCTTCACTTGTTTTCATATTCCTAACTTTCTAAGTTTTTTATCTACTTCTTTAAATGTATTTGTCTTCTCCCAGACATCCGCATAGTCAACCATCAAGATTTGAATTGCTTCTTTGTAATCTTCAATTGTTGGTTTTGGTTTTGTTTTTTTCTTTCTTTGCATAATCCTTTATACTCCTATATAACTTTCTTGTCAAGCTTGCCGCTTGAAGCTTGGCGCTTGCGGCTTGTTGCTTGTAGCTTGGGCCTTGACTCTCGAGCCAGCGCCAGTGGTTAATTAAAATTTTGTTGTACTCCGGACCATGGTTGGCGTTTGTCTCATAAATTTTTCTAGTCATAATTTCTTTCTTGCTTGCAGCTTCAGGGTCCACGCACAATGCGCGGCCCATCCCAGCTGGATCCAGTATTTTAGCCAACGGCATAACCCGTTGTAACAGGATTGCTGTATCACCTGACCAGCCAACGCCAGACTGTCTGTGTTCTAGCGGCGGCGGCGCGTTGACTGATCCCAGGTCCTTTCCGCCCTCATGATTAAGCTGGTATATGGAAAGGACCAGGGATCAGCTTTGGATGATGCCCAGACCATACCTGTGCATTTAATACTATTGTATGTCTCGTCCAAATCTGATCCCAGGTTGCTATTCTAGGGCTCCCTATATTGACCGACCCGATAGTATCATATGTTTACCGGGCTATGGTATAGCAACCAGGGATCAGGCCAGGTTGTCTGTGTATCCCTGGCAATAATCCTACTTGCTTTTGTAGGTGCAAGTCCCCAGAATATTTATAGTTTTGTTTCAGCGATAAATATTCAAATGAGGCTGAACATCATATATAATCCTTGACAATCCTTTTGTCAAGTGCTAATTT